GATAATTTTTTAAGCTTTCATTTTCAGGAGAATAGGGTCGTATAGTTTCTTCAGGTGCAGCAACAGTTTTTTCAGCCTCATCAGGAAACGCCTGAGCGTAAGCTTCAGGAAATTGTTGTTTAAGCTTGTTTTTAGCCGCATCAATAGTAGCTTTTCTACCCATAGATTTTCCTCTAGAGTAATTAAAGCTATCTTTTACCATTTCAGGCGTAACATTAAGTTGCTGACCTTCAGCCCACATTCTTAAGTCACCATCTTTAGCAGGGTCGTATACAGGCGCAGCAGGCGCAGGAGCTGCTGTAGTTTCAAGCAAAGACATTTGGGCAGGCTGAGACTCTGCAGGCGGACCTGCAAGAGCTTCTTCAGTTTGTTCAAGTAAAGCAGGTTCAGGCTGTGGTGCTAGATTTTGTTTATCTAAACTCTGTTGAGCTTCCTTTGCAATATTACCATATTTTGGGTCGCCAGAATAATCCTCAACCATCAGTTGATTCATTTCGTTAGCTCCTTGTTGCATAAGCTCTTCAGGACTTAAAGCAACTTCACCGCCTTCTTGATATTTTTTTCTATTACGCTTTAAAGCATTAATAGTATTTCCCATTATTTGCCCACCTTCTTATTAATCAAGTCTTGAATAGTTTTTGATTCATAAATTCTTATGCCTAGCCATACAATAGTAAACAAAGATGCCGTAGGAGGCAACCAAGCCGCTAATGCTAAAACTCCAGTCGAGGCTGCTGCTACATCCACTATTTCTTTACCTTCTTCTACGGTCATCGTAAGTCTCCTTATAGCGCTGCAATTATAAAGGCTAATAGTTCACTATATCTAACGCCTCTACGGGTTTTATGCACAGCCCCTTCAGGAGCTTCTTCTTCAGTTTTGTAACAGTCAACTTTTGTATAAGCTTCTGATGCCGGTGAGCCTTTAACTGGGGCAGTAACTAAAATACCATTTTCATCGTATACAGCTTCTTGTGCTTCAACAGCAGCAACAGCAGGAATTTCAACAGTGTGCTCCCACCAAGTATTACTAATAAACATAGCATAATCACCTGCATCTAAACCTTCAGCAGTAAAAGCAGCTTCTAAGTCTTGAGCTATAATACCAAAATGAGTTCTAGCATTGTCGCCTTTTTCTTCTACTGCGTCTTTCCATTTAAATTTACGCAACAAGCCCTTAGCTGCAACAGCTACTCTACGCTCTGCATCGCTTAACTCTTCAATGTTTTGTTTTTCATTTCTGTCAGAAGTTTGAATTGTTCCGTTTGTAGCATATACATCATCCCATCGAGAAGAAAGAGTTCCTAAATCAACACTATTGTCAAAAAATTGACCAATGCTTGTACAAGGAACTACTGCATGATATGTTCCTTGCTGTGTCGCAGACATGATTCCTGCGCCATAGCTCGCCATAAATACGGCGTCTCCGTAAAGAATTACACTGTTTCCAATACTTCCTTTAAAACCTCCTAAGGTTTTAAAATCTATAGCTCTTCCGTGAGTACCACTGTTAATATTATTAATTATAAGTGTTGAATCTGTATTGTTTATTCTATAATCGTCAAGTGTTACAGGTTTTGAAAGTTTTCCACCTTGAACAGTGCCGTCAGATAGACTACCGTTTGTAATACTGTTAAGGGCTAGTTTTAAACCAGTTATAGTATTGTTAGTTATTTTAGCACCGGTTACAGCGCTATCCGTTAATTGTGCAGTATCTACCGCATCATCAGCAATTTTTGCGTTAGTTACTGCGTCATCAGCAATAGTTAACGCTGTAGCGCCTGTAACTTCTCCTGTATGAGTAGCATTACTTACTTTAGCCGTATTAGCTGCAATAGCTGTATTTATAGCATTTGCAAGTTTTGCTTCTGTTACAGCGTCGTCTGCTATTTTTGCTGTAGCTACCGCCCCGTCTGTAATCGTTAAAGCTGTAGACCCCGTGACGTCACCTGTGTGAGTAGCATTAGTTACTTTAGCTGTGTTAGCTGCAATGATTGAATTTATTTCATTTGCAAGTTTTGCAGTTGTTATAGCATCATCAGCTATTTGGTCAGTGTTTACCGCCAAATCAGCAATTTTAGCGTTAGTTACTGCGTTGTCTGCAATTGTTAACGCTGTAGCTCCTGTTACATCTCCCGTATGTGTAGCATTAGTTACTTTAGCTGTGTTAGCTGCAATAGCTGAGTTTATAGAGTTTTCAAGTTTTGCTTCTGTTACAGCATCGTCAGCTATTTTTGCAGTGACAATAGCACTATCCGCCATGTTCCCTGAACCAATTGTAGACGCCGCTATTTTTGCACCGGTTATTTGCTGATTAAATATATGACTAGTAATGATTGCATTATCAGCTATTTTTGTAGTAGTTACCGCATCGTCAGCTATTCTTGATTCGGTTACAGAAGTAGTAGCTATTTTTGCGGTAGTGACCGCATCGTCAGCTATTTTATTGTTAGTTACAGCGTTTGGTTGAAGAGCCGTAGCAGGTACAGAAGCCGTGCCCATGTTCCCTGAACCAATTGTAGACGCCGCTATTTTTGCACCGGTTATTTGTTGGTCAGCTATTTTTGCAGTTGTTACAACATTTGACGCTAATTCTGCAGTACCGATAGCATTATCTGCAACCTTAGCGTTAGTAACAGCGTTATCTGCTAATCTCGATTCAGTTACAGCACCGGCAGCTATTTGTATTCCGGCAATAGTTCCAGTCAAATTAGCTGCTGGATATGCGGTCGCATCACTTAAATTAAACGCAGGAGTAGCATCTGAAGCTCCTAAAGCCAAAGATACTCCACCATAGGATACTGTAGAGTTAGCTAACTGAGCGTTAGTAAGAGTAGTGCCTACATCTAAAGTAGTTGCATAAATTGTTTTAAACCGTTTGCTGTTAGTTCCTAAATCTACATCATTAGTAGTTTCAGGAGCTAGTATACCGTCTACAAGATTAAGTTGCTCAACAGCTGCTCCGCCTACTTCAATAAAGAATTTAATTTCGTCTGATTCAATAACAATTTTGTTTAAAAAATCTTGGTCGCCAATCGTATGGATATTTCCGCCCTCGCCCGCAGTACCGTCGTGTTGATGGCCTGTAGCTAAGCCTGATGAGGCGTATGCAAAAGCATTTAAAATTTTATTAAATTCATTATTAAAAAGTGCGGCAGTAATAACATTACCGTCATTTAGTGTGCTTGCTCTGGTATCGTATGCTTGACCCATTTAGTTATCTCCTGCCTGTTGGCACATAATTTATGTATATACCGTTAATTGTGTAAGGTGTAAGTACATCTCGACTTTCCAGTCTAAATGCTGCTGAATAACAACTACCTTGCAGAGGTATTCGTATTAGTGGATTATCTGCAGCTCCAAATATATTGTTATTAAATCTAGCTGTTTCAAATAAAGAAGCTGCATGGATTTCTGGCAATTCTTCTTCTGGCGGTTGTTCTATATCCGTATCTTCAAAATCAAAAGTAGTTATAAGTGTAGGCTTTGAATTTCCAATGCCTTTTTTATCTGGAGTAGCTGATACTTTAGCATAGTATAAAGTCTTTCTAGTTCCCATATCTCCAAAATCTAAATAGGGTGTTTGATACTTAGCTTCTACATTAAACTCTACGCCGCCTTCTGAAAATGCGTTTCCGCTATCGTGTGTATACACGTATCCTTGAGCATCGCCGTGTACTACTTTTTCTACTCCGTCATATCCAAAACCACTAGCAGTTGCTGTAGCTTCAATACCTTTTAGTTCAGACCACTCATATCCTTGACCTGTGAATGTACCAATAATGCCTTTTGCTTTAGCAACTCCAAAAGGCGGACTACCATAAAATAAACGATACTGTGATTTAGAGCGTAGTACTAAACTAGATATATTATAAATACCTACATTTTTAACTATTTCATCAGATACAATTCTTTGTATATTTCTGCTTATAGAAGATAGCTCTACGTCTCCTAATCTTGCTGTACCCGCTACAGTACGAATACCGTCAGGGCTTAAAAAAACAAGGTCGCCACCAATTTCTTGAATAGTGAACTGATTTAAACAACCTACGTTTTTAGTTATTGGAACTATTGCAATATTGTTTGTATCATTTATATTTACTAGTTTATGTATGCTGTTTTGACAAAATATAATACAGTCGCTACGGAAGCTACGTAATCCAATAATCCTATCTGGAACTGCAATAGCTCCTGAGCCTGTACCTGTAAACGATGACGGGTCGTTAACTGCGCTGTAATATAACGTGTTTGGGTTTTCTGCTGTTCCGCCAACTACTAAGTGATTTTCATGTACTGCACAAGTTGTAGGACATTCCGAACCGTTTACAGTTATTTCTTGTGCAAAAAATGTACGAGTATTAAAAGCTCCTGTGCCTGTCATTTTAAACAAGAACGGTTTATTTTCTGGGTCGCACATAATTAGTTGACCGTAATCATCAGCACCTTCATAAATTACTGAAGCTACTTTTCCTTGACTAGTACGGGCATCTAAAGAAAGACCAGTAAATGTTGTGTGATTATCCCCGTGCCCCGCTACTCCTGCTCTATTGATTTCAATCCAATCTTGAGCAGACGAGCCAAAATAAATATTCGTGTCTCTAGCTGCTACAATCCCGT